AATACGGTTGGCCTGATCTGCCTCCAGTCCGAACTGGGATAGAGAGGCTGTCGTTACTTCAGCGGCGAAACCCAGATCGGAAGAGGTTGCGGCGGCAAGAGACATCACGCCTTCGAGCGACTGGATTATTTGAGTTGTGGTTTGACCTGCCTGTCCCAACGCCAATTGGGCCTCTGCGGCTTGAGAAGCTGAGAATACAGACTTCGATCCCATCTCCAAGGCCGCATCAGCGAGACGTTTTTGATCTTCAATACTGGCTTTAGTGACTGCAGAAACATTGGCAATCGACTGCTCAAAATCAGCGGCCTGGACAATGGCTGATGTGAACAATGCACCGCCTATGACAGCAAGACCCAGAGCCGCTTTAGAAGCGACTCTGATCTCGTTCTCATATTTTTTGACACCCGCCGAAAGCTTTTGAATCTGACCCTCTGCTTTTTTGAGAGCAGAGGACATAGCATCTTTTGCTTTTAAAACCAGCGTCAATTCTGTAGCGTTTTGAGCCATCGATTACCTGTTCTTTTTGTTTTGTTCGACCTGGTGTTTGTGGACCAGATCGTCGATGATTCCCATCGCCCGCAAATACTGCGGGGTCTGGTCGAGGAGTCCACCATCAGCGGGTAGATACCCCGATTTATAATGACCGTACATCTGAATCATTTGCACTGTCTGAGCGGTGACATCATTCAAAGGGCAATGCCCGAGTTTTTCTCCGTCAAATTCCCAAAGGGATGTGATTCCCTTGGCTCCGTCACAATCTTTATGCGCGCAGGTCGCACAGGCGATGTCTGCCAGATCGGCAGAGACCGCTAATCGGAGTTTTTTTCCGCTTCCTCATCCATCTCCGCACCTTCGGTTATGACCTCGGCGAGTTCGCGACGGATCGCGGACGGGATGCGGTCAAGATTTTCAGGATGCGGCTTGCCGTTGTTGTGGCGAAACTCGACCAGAGTGCCATCAGGGGTTTTAAAGTTTTCCCATCCAGTCAAACCGGATGCCAGAGCCTTCAATGCAGACCCACCACTCATAACGCGCATGGTCGTTTCTCCACCCTTGCCACCCACCGTTGACTCAATAGCACCGTCTTGAATGCGCGCAGATTCACGCGCTGAAAGGGGCTTCAAAATGAATACAGGTTGATCTTCAACAGACAAGTCACGCGCGGCTTTGGGGATGTGGCGGATTTCTGCGGCGGGATCGATTGCGAAAATTCCTCGCATAATTATTTCTCCTTGGGAAAATTTTAAATATAAATTTAGATCAAAGGCAGGCACGGGGGCCTGCCCCTACGGTTACTTGAAAGTCAGCTTCAGTTCGTCATCACCTGCGCTTTGCGCGAGTGTGAACGGCATATCGTAGGTGCGTACTGAATTACGATCACCGGGGTTGATCTCTCGATAGACCATCGCGGGAGCTGTGATTAAAACGATATTCCCCGCGGTCTGACCGAGTTGAGCGGACAAGACTTTTGAGGTTGAATTCTCCCAATGCGACCAGAAATCATTCACCGCTAATGTCACTGCCTCTGGGTCCAGCGATCCATTTGTGTCTCTACCTGTGATCAAAAACTCGGCGATGCCATTGGCATTGTTGGCATCGATACGCTTACCGATCTCATTGGCCAGATCAAAAGCGAGACTTTGAACAGCGGCGGAGTATCCGCCCATCGTCAAAGCCGCGCTGAGAAATGGCTGAGGAGCGGTGTTGTCGTATGCCGCACCCGAAGCGATAGCACCATCCACCGGAGTTGCGTAAAAGCCTCGGAAAGTCCAGTTCAGGATTCCGTGCTTTCCCGCTTCCAAGTTGGCAGACATGGAACCACGACAGCCGAGAATTTTCTTGATGATCCCGTCTTCGTACATATAAAGCGCGACTGACTTGTGACCCGTTGAGGCTGGATCGTATACGATAGAGCCATCGCCTGCGCCACCCGTTGTTTCGGCAGTCAAGGTCTGTGCTAAACCGCAAGCCTGCAATAATGGGTCGATCTCAGGAATATCCGTGGCACCGCCCGCATTACAAGTTCCACTGCCCTTGAGTTCTGTTTCAAAGGTGATTTCATACTCTTTCATTCCAATGGAATGCTGGAGCGGTGACAGGCTCGGTCGGTCGTGGTTGCGTTGCAACAATTCCCCGACGGGTTTCGCCACCGGATTAGTAACAAGGATCGCGTCATTAGCCGCGACCGGGGTGGGGTCTATCCCATAGGTAGATTCAATTTTAGCCAGGACCAGGCTTTTCTTTTTAAGCAAGGGAGGCTCCTTTCTCTTGAGCTGTCAGGATTCCATTGACCAACTCTTTGCGGTCCGTATCGGTTACGCCGAATTGCTTCCCAATCATCTGGAGCTTGTCGATCTTCAACTTTTCCAACTCGGCGCGCGTGTGTAGTGTCTTCTTCTGTTCAGGCGGGGCTTTAACCTTTGGCGGATTCGCACCGCCATGCCTGACTTCCATGACCTGTTTTGCCATGATTTCTCCTTGTTTTTTTAATCGATGAATTCGAGCTGGAAATCCAGACCGTAAACCGCCAGTTGCGGTTCAACGATTAGCGGCTGACGTCCAACAAGTTCCAGCCCGACTATGTCCGATTTGCCCAGATTGTTTTTATGTAAAAGCGTTTTGACATCGTCGGCCATCTGCGAGGCTCCCTTGTCATCGTCCTTGGCTTTGAAATTTCCCCGAAGAGATTGAGCCGCGACAATTACAGAGATACGCATTGCCACGTTGTAAGTGACCAAAGTCGTTACCTCACTGAACCGATCGCCAGACCATGCTACGAAGCAGGCAGGCAAACGCTTGGTGAGTCCTTTCAAATCATCCACATTGAACTGGCCGTCGTATTGTTCGAAGGCTTTGCAGTAGGTATTGAGCGGAGCTTTGTCGAGCTCCGTCAAAACCAATTGCTCTATCTCTGAAATCGTGTAGCTCATTTAAAACCCCGACATGGAATCGTTGGTGAAAATTCGAGTGTCACTTTCCAGATCGACCTGCGCACCAGAATTTTCCGGCGACGGTGTATCGACGCCAAGCTCAACCAGTCCGCGAGACACATCGCGAAGAAACTTGATGGCATCGTCACGACGTTTCTCAACGTCTTCAGGAATACCTTTTCTGCGCCCGTATAGACGATAGATAGCCAGATCAACGACAAGGGCTTGTATGATGACGGGGACAGGGCTGACTGGCGTTTTATAACGCACAGCCAGGTACCCGTCTGCCTCCCCCTCAGAATTTGAAATGGCCGCAGAAACAATGGCATCGTCAACAGACCCTGAGTTTGCATCGTCTGTCAGCCCGATCAAATCTTCCAGCGCGAGCTGTTTCAGGATGTCGTCTTTTACGATATAAGCCATGATTTACGCGCTCTGCTTCGTGCGGGCAGAGATGATGGCATCTGAAAGAACGTCTTTTGAAGTCCCTGTGACATCAAGCTTTTCCCCTATGGCTTTTAGCTCTTCCATAGTCATTGCCATCAGTTCCTTTTTTTGATCGGTGGCATTAACTTTCGTTTTTGACTGAGAACCATTATTTTTTGTATCAGGTAAAACCTGAACAACGAGCATAGGTTCGGCTTGCAATTGCGCGAGCTGTGCCTTGCTGAAATGATCGTTCTTATATTCTGTTAGTGTGTCTGGGTGTGCGATGCCACAGCGTCTGAATCCGTTGCGTTTAGAGGTTATGCAAATCATTGGTATCTCCAGATATAGGTTTTAAGTTCAGGCGACCTAAAAGGCCGCCATTCCTTGCGTTGAGTTCAAGAAATTATTCAAACAGTTCCAGTTGACCCGATCGACATTTGCCAAAAACCATAGCCACCGCCTGCGCGAGCCTCTGCGCTGAACAGGAAGTTTCCTTTTGAGAAAACTTCATCAGAATCCGCGCTGGTCTGGTTGACAAAAACAGGCTTCTTTCGATCCTGATAGATATAGGTTCTGATAGGCTTGCTATTGTCTAAAAGGAACCAAGCTGTCGAGCTGGTGAGATCCGGTTCCACCACGACTTCAGCGTCGCCTTTGTAGGGGTTGACGGAACCATCCGCAAACTTCTCAGCACCCATCAATATTTTTGCTGTGTCTTCCAAAGCGGAAGGGACCAATAAAACTTTGGGACGAAGCTTTAAAGACTGACCTTCTTCGTCTTTCATGCCAGTTAGAAGAAGCTTGGCGGCACCATAAGAGGCTTGAGCTTCAGCAAGAGTCCCGGCTTTGAGTGCCGCTGTAATTTTATTCGACACGCTGGCTCCGTTCACTTCATGATCTGTGTCGTGAACGTATTGCCCGTCGTAGGCCAGATTGACAAAACTGTCATTGACCAGAGGAATGACCACGTCACTCGGTAACTCTGCGGCACTCTGACCTGCCGCTTGAGCCATAGGCCCATAAATTCCGATATTGTCATCATCAATATCATTTCGCTTTACCTCTACGGTCGCCTCATAGTCATCGTTTTCGATTGTGTGTTTGTAAGCCTCCAATCGTTTTCGATACTTCTCTCCAATCCACTTGCGCATTTTGGGGAAACGACTCAACCAGGTGTAATCGTTTTGCTTGGTGGTCGAGGGTACGATTGTCGCAATTTTCGAAACCGTATCAGAGGGCGCGCTCTGCAAAGCCTTATTAAAAATGGTCAGCAGATTTGTGAAAATCGCCGATACATTTGCTCGATTGACTATCATGTTTGTGTTCTCCAGAATTTAAATTGTTTGAGTCTTATCGCGGCCCAGACCCGTCTAGGCCGATGCGATGATTCCTTGTTTTTTGAGCTCTGCGATCAATGCATTTACAGTT